ACAAGCATAACATGATCTTCTGGAATTTCAAATGCGAGTCCTGTAGAAAATACATGTGCTTCACCATGATCTACATCCCCATTAAGATATGTAGAGATGTCAAAACAAGCAGCCCCTTCAGTTGCATAAGTTGGAAGCTTTGCTTCTGGATACAAACGTTTTACCTTCAGTTTCAATTCTTTCTCCTCTCTAATTTCTCTTTGGGAATCCTTTCCCTTCCTATTTGCTTCTGCTAAGAAGCTCTCCATGCTGCGTATTGTTTCATCTTTTCTTTTGTCTGTCAAGCCCTCAAACAATGTTGGAAAGTAAATTAGCCTTCTGCTCCTTGGTCAGCAGATTAACGCGACCTCGACGGTACTGCCCAGTGACTTTATTCAATCTTAATACCTCCGTAATCTTCATAAATTTTCACTATTCGCTCAATATTATAGGGATAAGTGGTCTCAGTATACCCGTCCCCGAACTCTTCTTTTGTTAGAATACCACAAATTAGACTGGAACAGCATATGCGCTCTGCTGCCACACAGCTAAATTTATCATTGTACTCCCAAACACCCAAAGATCGCACTTCGTATATAGTCTTCCTTGATTGATATTTTATCCGCAAGTCTTTTGCTCTTGTTATACCAAACTTTATCGCAATCAGTTCGTTTCCGTCAAATACCCCGTGGATGTAAGAAAACTTTTGCTTATAGTTACCACACTTGCAAGGACGACAACCTCTTTGTAAATGCTGTGGCTGAGATATTCCAGATTCGTTACACACCGGGCAGTCTACCCTCCAATACCACTTATCATAGTGTCTATACCTTGAAAATTTAGTGTCTTCATGAAAGACTCCAGTATCAAAGAATTTTTGGATAATCTCAGCATCATCCAACCTAGTCTTCCCACGGTTAAACTTTATCTGCCCCTCCCTGACAAAATTGTTTACTGTTGGAAACCATTCTCCCTCATCGCAGGACATTATACAATGAGTTTTACCACCTTCGTAGGGTTCTCTGAATCCAAGAAATTGGACACCTAGTTCGACAGCCTTCCTATTGATGCGAACAATGGACTGAGATTCACTCCATCTGTAAGAACTTCCACATCCGCAAGGTTTGTAATTCCGATCTAGAGATTCTTTACTGGTTTCAAACAAACCTTCGCCAAAAAGCTCCGGGTCTTTTGCACACTCTGAACATTTAATAAGGTATTTACGCCTAGAGCCGACCATCCTTGTCCAACCTAGAACTGTCAATGTTTCTGCAAATACACGACCGCTTAGGTGGTCTTCATTATACTCCATATTTATCCATTACAAAATCCAGTGAAACAAACGAAGGTAAACCAAAACCGTCCTTAACTTCGTGCAACATTGTCAGGCCACGGAAGTGATTATTACCTTGCCAACCTTTGTACCGCTCATCGAACGGATAGCAAGCACCGTTGATAATACCAATCTGCATCTTGTCATCCAAGCTAGGACGGATAGCCACGTCCAGACATTGCTTGTGTCCAACAACGAATGATCGGCCAACAGTTTTAAGCTGATTCATTGCTGTGCCGCCATAAGGCTTACCTGTGAACGGGTTAGCCAAGAAGTGTACAAAGAAAATACCTTCAATTTCAACAGGTTTCAGAAATGGATGAACTTCCCACCCGTAACGCTCAAGATTCAAAGTCTCCATCCCTACGAAACCTTGCAGCTCTGGCATATCATTGGCCACACGATCAAAGCGAGCCTCGTGGTTCCCAGTACAAAAGACAAGGCGCGGATTGTAAACTTTTTTCTTTGCCTGTTTTTGTTTATTCTGCAAATCCCATACAGGTTGCAAAAGAAGCTCCATCCCCTTGTTACCCGCTTCAATATCAGCCTTGAGACGACGACCTTCAAAAGACGCCTTACCTTTGTCGTAGGTGCTCAACGATTCAAAATCATAGTGGTCACCGATATGTACAATAATATCAGGCTTCTTTTGAGCAACATAGTTCCCAATTGCTGACATATAAGACAAGTCTTCTGATGGTTTACACTGAGTATCTGCTACTACTAGAATCTTCTTCAAACTACACTCTCCTCTGTCAACTTAGTTTCATTCCAAAACCGACTAAACTCTTCAGCATTTATGGACTTGTTGCGAATAGCTGTGCTGCAAGCATATCCCTCAAGACTCTCCTCCAAACTATCCAACCGCCCACTAAGCTTCTCAAGCTCAAGCATTAGATTTGTATAATGAATGTCGTCCATCAAAGAATCCCCACTTGGATCATAAGCACATTAGCAAACACACCAAACTGAACAATCTCCGCGAAGAACCGACAAGCAAAGAAATTATCCTTGTCTAGCTCAAGCATCTCTTCATATTTATTCATTTTCTTTCTCCTCTATCAGAGCTTTAATGATTTGTCCTCGTCTCTTCAAACCGTTTTTATCTGGTTTGATTCCCCGCTCTTTCAGCCAATCAGCATCCTTCTTAGCTTTACAAATTGCAATCGCCTCCTTTTCAATGACGGCCTGTTCAAAGCTAATTCCTTTCTTCTCAGCAAAGCTCTTAATTTTGTGGGCCTCTACGGCCACGAGCTGCATGTTCTCTTTACTTGCACAGAGATGGAGAATGAAGGGTAGTACATCCTCCCAATCTCTCAGGCTAACATTACCAATGATATGGTCCACCTGCATTTTAGAGATTACATCAACTTCTCCAGTCAAGGCACACTTTCCAAGTTTCTTTGCCCTGCCAGTGTAACCCTCTGGTGGAAGAAAAGCCATCTCTTTCTTAAACTCAATCTTTCCGGGCCAGTGATTCCAAAGAGCTTGACGAAGCTTACCACGAAGGAATGTGAAGAAAGTAGATTTGGTTTTGAATATGTGTGGGTATTCCTCCCAAGGCTCTTTCATACTTCAATCCCCATCTTGTCAAATACATCTCGAACATTGATCCTATCTCCTTCCCACCTTTGCATGTGCCCACAATCAATATAGACTTGCATAAGATCAAGGTAAGAAGCAACAATGTCTTGACCATTCCAGGCAGTATAAGTGATTTCCTCTGGATACCAACTCTTGTACAACTCTTGAATCTTTAACCAGCAATCTTTATCTGTCTGAAGATCGGCAAAATCTTTCAGCGCTGCCTTCTCTCCATACTTGGCACCACAAAGCTCTGTTGGCTTGTAAGCATCGCTGGGATCACCTATTGAGCTTGAAGATACAACCATTTTCTGCCATAACCATCGACCTTCCCTTTCTCGTTCAGAAACAGTTCTCCAAGACCATTAATAAAGCGTGGTTCTTGCATCTTATCCCAATCATACAACCAGCCAGCACATTGCTTGGCGTCTTTGTCGATTGTGGCCTGAACAATGCGCTTTTTGGTCTTAAAACCTTCGTAAGCATATGAGGAAAGAACATCGTCGCTCTCCCTACCATTGGCTTTTTCGGCCTTATATTTACCAACTAAATAGCTCTGTACTTCTTTCAAATGAAAGGGTCGGATGCTGTCTGTTCGGTTACTTTTGTATTTTGTTGGAAGGAGGAGGTTATCACGAAAATTCCCGTCTCCTTGCACAACAATCTTAAACTCAGCACAGCCAGAAGCCTTCCAGATATTATCAATCATCACTTTTACAGTGTGCAAGCAATTTTCAATTGGGTCAACAGTCCTATCATCAATAATTTCAAACTCCGACTCTTCCCACTTATCTTGCTCTTTCAACCAATCACGGAAAGCTGTCCTATGCTGGAAGTCTTTGCTACGAGACGTTGCTTTGTGAACAGCTTTAATAAATCGCTTCTCGCAAGCAGCAGAAGATTTGAACCCAATCAAGTCACCATCTATCACACATAAACTCATCTAGTCCTCCATTGTTATTTCATATTTCATAAGTGCATCGTAGGCTCTTGGGTCAAGTTGTTCTTTATGGACACCTGCAAGATACCGGATGTAGCTCTCCCGCGCATCTTTGTACATTTTAAAACCCTCTTCGAGCTTAGAAATAGGAACAACCGTTTTTAGATAGAAGTCTGGATGCTTGCAACTAAAGGTCACTTGTAATGTCATCTCACCCAGGGCTTTAGAGAATTTACCATAACACAACCCAGCAGGAAATTGCCCTCGATCCCTGCTCCTCGTGCTGAGTGCTTTATTAATCCCCTCTGGAAGAAATACACAAGTTTCCGGGGAATAAATTTTATTATTCTTGACTAACAAATCTTTATCCAAATGCCAACCTTCATGGAAATATCCATTTCCAGCAACACTCTCGAACCACTGTGCGAAGTTTTGGAAATCTTTCCACTCTGGGCAACAATCTACATCTATATAGTTAGCAAAACGTACAGGGTCTTTGTATGGCAAATACTCACACCTGTTCTTGATATTTTCCCACAACTGACAAGCCTTTGTCTTAGCATTACTAGGAGGGGAATGTCGTGTCTTATAAACCCCGCCCGAGTTGTAGTAACTGGACTTATATTTCTTTGTCATCCTCCCTCCTAAAAGAAGGGGCTGTAAATCAGCCCCCGTCATATCTTAATTAGAATACTTCTCTTGAATTGCAGCAATCTCATTCAGTTCTTCGGCCTTGCCCTTCAAATCGTCCTGCTTAGCTTTCGCAACAGCAGCTTTGATGGTTTTAGCTACATCTTTCTTCGGGAACCCGTTGACATTATATTCCTTGTCATAACTAAACTCGTTCTTAAGCTCTTTCAGGTCTTCTTGCAGCATGTTGATTTCAGAAGCCAGTTGGTAGGCACGGTTAAAGCAGTTTTGCATATCCAGTTCACTCATTTATTTCTCCTCAATTAATTAAATACAATTTCTACGTTACTTACTTGACCCTTCTCAATATCTATCTGAAAAGCTACGCGGTCGAAGTCATCACAGTCAAGTTCTTTATCAACAAGAGCATCCATCTTCCCTAGAAGACCGTACACGTTGCTGTTTGGCTTCATATAGCCAATGATGCAAGCAAGAATGTAAGCTTCTTCATCTGTTAGACTAATAGTTTTCATCTCATTTCTCCTAAGATAGCCCGCCGTATTTCAGACGGGCTTTGTTTCAAGTTA